TCCTAGGTATATATACTAAGATGCCGAAACTTTGTCTTACATCGTCCCTAACATACCTTAAATGGGACATATCGCATCTACTATTATAGAGAAAGTAGCTGAGAGAGGGGGCATAATCTCCCCACAAAACACACCAACCCCCAAAATATACAATCAACCTAAAAAAAATTTTACCCTCTCAATCCCTTGCTATCAGTACATTTGTAATATTTCCTGTAATATTTAATGTAAAATAATTTGACATGTATTGTTTTTTATTCGTATATTTGTCCCAACAATGATTCATAATCGTTGTCGTTCTTTACATACTGATTCAGATAAAGCGCACGTTATGGTTGTGGCAACGTCCCTAGGGATTAGCAGTAAGACCACGTTAACCTAGTGTAGCATCTGACTATCAAGTCCCTTTCGAGGGTGTTGAGATAGCACATCAGTAATAGACCTTTAGCTTGATTGAGGGTCGTAAGTCTTAGTAACGATACATAGCAGTAGCATTGCCTACCCAAGTGTATTAGAGCAATAATTCAATCAGCGTTTGTCAGTATCGAATTAACTGAACGGAAACCACTGCCGATAACCAAGTGGGCTTGGATAGACCAATAGGCTATCATCAAGTTAGGTAAAGCACCATAGGGGATGTAAGAAGTCCGTACCGATTAATATGGAAAGTCTATCAGAGGGGATACTGATGATAGGTGGTAAGCAATTGAAGTGCCACCTTGATAGGTATGAAACTAAGTGGCAGTTAGTTTGAAGCAAGATAGACACCACGCCTTTGTGTGTTAAGGCGTGATGAATGACAACACACAAACTCCTTTTGATTTGGTGGGGGAAGTTTCCCCCATCTTTTAAAGCTACCTAAAGGCAGTTACAAGTCTGCATAAAAGCTGAGTAGAGGAAACAAATCAATCAATTAAACAATTAGAAACTATGACACTATTACACAAAAAAGCAAGAATGTTCAGACAAGAATTTATCGGTTGGGACTATACATACGACTGCGATATAGAAATTTTTGTTGGAGATGATAACGAGATACAAGATTATTCAGGATGCGATTATAATACTGCACACAGATTAATATCAGAATACAATAACCTAAACAATTAGAAACTATGACACAAGAAGAAAGAAACGATTTATTTGAGCAACTAATAGATGAAGTTAATATCAGTCAAG